GATGCCGCGACGGAGTACCTGCGGGCTATCGCCTGCTCGCGGCTGGGGCGCAAGGCGGAAGGCCGGGAGCATTTCCTCGAAGCATGCCGCTTGGACGGGCGTATGGAGTATCGGGGCAATCTCGATCCGGAGATTGCTGAACTCTTAAAACAATAGTCATGCGGATCGGACTGGTGGATGTGGACGGGCATAACTTCCCGAACATAGCGCTGATGAAACTCTCGGCATGGCACAAGCGCCGGGGCGATACGGTGGAGTTCGCCGATCCCGCGGTGAGGCGTTATGACAAGGTCTATATGTCGAAGGTCTTTACCTTTTCTCGGGACTGCACGGCTCATTACGACTGTGAGGTCGTGCGTGCCGGGACGGGTTACAGGGACTATGCGACAATGCTTCCCGAAGAGATCGAGCATATATGTCCGGATTACTCGCTTTATGGAGTCAAAGAAGCCTATGGGTTTCTCACGCGCGGATGCGTGAACCGCTGCCCGTGGTGCGTCGTGCCCCATAAGGAAGGTGAAGTCCGGGCACATGCCGACATCGAGGAATTTCTCGACGGGCGTAAGCGTGCCGTGCTACTCGACAACAATGTCTTGGCTTCGGAGTGGGGACTTATGCAGATCGAGAAGATCGTCCGCATGGGCATCCGGGTAGATTTCAACCAGGGACTCGATGCCCGGCGTATCGCCCGCACGCCGGAGATCGCTGCGCTGCTCGCACGGGTCAAATGGATACGTTTTCTGCGCATGGCCTACGACAGCCGTGCCATGCAGGACGACGTTCATAAAGCCATAGAACTCCTCCGTAAGCACGGCGTTCCGGCCCGGAAGCTCTTCCTCTATGTGCTGATAAGGGATGACACCGAAGATGCACTCGGGCGTATCCGAGAGCTGAAAGCGTTGGGATGCCAGCCTTTCGCGCAGCCGTACCGGGATTTCGAACACGAGGGGAAACCCTCGCGGGAGCAATGGCGGCTGGCCTACTGGTGCAACCGCAAGCCGCTGTTCTACTCCGTGGATTATGAGGAATACCGAAAAAACCGAACTTAACAATCGAACTTATGAACAGACTGAAAATCAAATATGCCGTCGCGTACGGCTTTCTTGCAGCAACGGCGGTCGCGCTTATCGCATCGCTATTTGCGGGCTGCCATGTCTACGAACACGAAGAGGTGGAAATTATCCGCTGTCCGGTGATCGAAGCCGACACGATCGACATTCCCGGCTGGGATAAGGAAATCGCAACCCCCGAATTTTAACCGCTGTCACGATGAAAAAACTGTTGATTTGGCTCCCGGGCATGCTTTCGATGCTCGCAGCCTGCACCGAAGCGGTAGAGATACCGGCTCGGGCGCCCGAAAAACAATCGCCCGTCAGGGTCGAACTGCATCTGACGACCGAGCAGCAGGCCGCCACCCGCGCAATGGATGAAAATTGCATTCGGGATGTGAATTTGTATCTATACGGAGATACAGAATATCATTTTTATTTCCCCTCCGTTTCCTCGCCGCTGGTGTTCAACGTCCTTCCCGGCAATTATCGGAGTTATGCGATTGCGAACGCCGGACAGGATCTGGGAGATAAAAATGCGTTCAAGATCCAGTTTTACGAAACAGCGGTAGACGTGATGGTCTCTTCGGACGCTATCCCGATGACGGATCGGGGAACATTGGCGGTCGATGGCGCTGGCCGGTGTACCCCCTCATCGCTTCGCGTAACGCGCAGTGCGGCGAAGATCGCCTATACCATCGAGGTCGCCGACGCCGTCGCACCGTCGCTCCGTCTTCGCTCTGTGCAGTTCTGCAATCTGCCGCGGACGATACGTCCCTTCGATTCGGGCAGTATTTCCTCGACGGTCGAGGCGAACTACTATGACGGCGAGGCGATGCCTGTCGGCAATGAACGGAGAACCGCGGGTACAGCGTATCTTTTCGAGAACTTGCAGGGCTCGGTAGACACGATCACCGACCAGAAGGACAAGTGCCCTGAAAATGCTCCGTCCTGTGCCACCTACCTGCGGATTCTCGCGGAACGGAGCGCGGACAAAGCCCTTGTCGAATACATCGTTTATCCGGGTGAAAATAACACGTCGGATTTCAATGTCCGCCGAAACACGTGGCATAATCTGGAGCTTGTTATCAGGGGCGAAGATGAGATCGACAACCGGGTTCTCGTCTACGACGGCCTGTATTACGGAACGGCGAACTGCCATATCTGCACCGGCGATCAGGTTACGTTCGATGTTACCCCGTATCGCACGTCCCGCAGCCGCAATTACGCCTATCTGGGAATCGAGGCGGGCGATGAATACGCTCCGGCATCCGCCGGGCTGCTGTGGCAGGACAACAAGATCATTACAGGATTCACGCTTGCGGACAACCGTCTTACGGTGCACACGAACGGTCAGCGGGGCAATGCGCTCGTCGCGGTGTACGATGCCGGCGGGACGATTCTCTGGAGCTGGCATATATGGTGCCTGCCCGGCGATCGGCCGCAGGACGACCGGTATACGAACCGAGCGGGCGAACAGTTCCTTGTCATGGATCGGAATCTGGGAGCCATCGGTACGGATTTGAAAACCCGCTACGGACTGGTCTACACATGGGGGCGCAAAGATCCCTTTACGTCGAACGAGGTCTACAACGCCGCAGGACGTAAGGATCGGTTCATAAACCATTGGCCGACAATCTACACCACGAACGAATCCGAAGCCAAAACATACGATCTGACCTATATGACCCGGCACCCGACGACGTATGTCTATACGGGGTGGTACGCCAAACTTTATACCTATTACGACAATGCCCTTTGGGGCGATCCCGCGCCTGTGGACACTTACGGTTGGGCGAGTGCGAAAAGCGTGCATGACCCCTGTCCCGAAGGGTACCGGCTGCCGAGCCGTTATACATGGACGGCTTTCGAGAATTACGTTTTTCCCGGAGAACCATATGTGGTCGGAGCGTTCGACAACGGCTATTGGTTCCAGCGCTTCAGGGGAGATACGAAGGGGACGTTTTATCCCGTACCGGTCGGGAACGACGATTTTTGGCTGGATCGTGACGGCGTTGCCGTCATGCTGACCGGAGCGGCGTCCGAACCGACATCCGCTACGCCGTATCCGACCGTCTATTTCAAATTCGAGATCAACAGCGGGTGGACGAACTTCGAAGGCGGAAAAGGCAAAGGGCTGGTGCGTTGTGTCAGGGAATAGATATTATTTCCGATTCTGTCTTGTAAAATCCTCTGAAATTTACCGTTCATGTCCCGAATCGCAGATTTTTTAGACCGCCTCATGAGGCGCAAGGTTCCGGCGAGTGTTTTCGTTACGATGAATCCGCAGATGCAGGCCGTGCGTATCGCCGTCCGAGAAAACGGACGTCAGTCTTTCGAAGATTATATACGCGAACAGGTTGCCGCCTGCTCCCGTTCATCGGTCGTTCCTGACCACACGCTGCTGCATCTGACCTTTCCCGACAGCAAAGCGATTCCGTCGCGCCGAAGTACGACGAACGAATATTTTTACGGGAAGCTGGCTCCGGCTTTTATCCGGCAGGATATACACCCCGAGCCGGCCGTTTCGCTCCGGGATGCGGCTTTCGCACTCTCGAAAGGTCTTTCGCCCCTCTCTCCGGCAGGGCGGCGGGAACAGCTGATGCGCGATTCCGAATACCGGAGATTTACGATGCATTGTGCCCGTACGGCGCCCGACGATGCACCGCTCTATCGGGCTGTAACCTCTTCGCAGGGAACTTATCTCTTCAGCGATACGCCCAAGGGCCGGCGGGCCATGTACTGCTATATGCAATACATGACGGATCGTTTCTTCGGAATGCGGACTGATGCAGATACGCTGAAAATCTATGAATTGAAACATTTGCCGCCCCGAATCGCCGCGATGGCGGACAAGTGTATCGACAAATTCGTGAAAAGCGACCTGAAAAGCGAGTATCCGGGACTGGAGAGATCCCGATACAGTTTTACCGAGGAGAAGTGGATTCCGACATCGGTACTTTCGGAAGGCGTATGTTCGGCAGCATATTCCATATCGCCGTGCTACGAGGACTTCAAGAGGTTCGTTGCCGGGAACCGGACACAGGTATCGTCAGGCAATCACGATCTCGCAACGCTGTTGTATATCGCGGAAAACGGGTACGCCGCATCTGTAGCCGACGACGGGTTGCATCGTTTCAGACATCGGGAGTTCTTCTCCGAGGTGGCGTCGAAACTCCGGGATTGCGACCGGGCGCGTATGGGAAACCGGCAATCGACGCACGACTTCGGGTACGGTGCCTTGCAGCAGCAGGCCCGTGAAATCGCAGCGGGTATTCTTCGCACGGAATACAACATTCAGAACGGGAGATTCCTGACGGAATACAAAGAGTCATTGCCGGATGCGAAACAGCATGTTTCCCTGCCCGGAACGGGCACCGTAACCAAAAGGCGGGAAACGGAACGCAGGCTGCGGCATTCCCGTCCTGTCAGCGGCAAACGTGCCGCAATAAAAATGTAACGAATATGCGGGAAGACCGGATACGAAGTATTTACCTGACGCTCGACTGAACGCTGCATGCCGTACGTTTCGCTGTCGGAACGAACGGCGAAGAGGGTTTCAGGCATCACATCTCCGAAGAGTTGAAAAAGACGACACCCGGACGGGCGCTCGAAAACCTGTTCTATCTGCAATACGATCTGCCTCCGGAAGCATCCTTCCATGCGACGACGGAAGAAGCGAAGCGGCCCGATGAACTATACATGCGGAAATTATTGCCGGAATTGACTCGTCTGAAGTTACAGCCCCGTCATGTCGTGGCGAATGACGAGGCGTATTATGCGGTGATGAAAGGCGTAATGCTCTTTACACCGGAAGCAGAAAAGCTGATGCTGACGGAGGATTACTTTTCGGCACGACGGCAAATCCGGCTGTGTGCACCGGATTTGAAACGACGAAATGAAACACGACGGCATCCGATGCCGGTGCTTAAATTATACTAAATACTAATTCATAAAACATTCGACTTATGGAAGTAACCATGATGGAACACGATGCCTATCTGGAACTGAGAAGGCGTCTGTGCGGCCTGTCGGTCGCCGTAACGGAATTGTATCGTAAGGTAGCTCCGCCCACACGGGAGAAATGGCTCAGCACGCAGGAAGTATGCGAGGCGCTGCATATCTCGCAGCGGGCTTTGCAGAATTACCGCGATCGGGGAATCATCCCATATTCCACGATAGGTTCCAAATTCTATTACCGGGAGACCGACGTCGAACGCGTCATCCGCGAAGCTCTGATCCGCAGATAGTATGTCGGACATTATTACGAAGCGATCCGAAGAGTTCAAGGAACTGACGGATTGGATGGTGCAAACCACGCGCGAGATCGAAACGGCCATGAAACATTTGCGGCCGACGATCGGTCAGGAGCATTATCTGACCGGAGATGAGATTTGCAGACGCTTCCATGTGTGCAAACGGACGTTGCAGACCTTGCGGGATACGAAAGCGATTCCCTATACGACGCTCGGCGGGAAAATCCTCTATCCCGAATCCGGTATCTTCGAGGTGCTGAAGAAAAACTACCGCGACTTCCGGCCCTGGAATAAGTAAACGAACGGCGACCAGACTGATCTGGTCGCCGTCCGTTTAGGGTTAAGCCTCTTTGGAAAGCAGCCGGGTCGTAGGCTGTGTGAGTTCATACAGATTGCCGATGCGCTGCGTAAGAAGACGTACGTCTTCCTTCATCTTGTTGGCGGTTAATTTGGCATAGATCTGAGTCGTCGTAATCTGCTTATGTCCGAGCATCTCCGAGACAGTCTCAATGGGAACGCCTTTCTCCAGCGTGACCGTCGTTCCGAACGTATGCCGACCGATGTGCGTCGATAGGTTTTTGGTAATGCCGCATTTTTGGGCAATACGTTTTATCGTTGTACACATACTTTTCCGATCTTTCACGGGAAAGACCCGCGTTTCGTCGATTTTACCCGGATACCCCCTATATCGTTCGATAAGCTCTTGCGCAATGGGCAGCAACATGATGTGATAAGGCGTACCGGTCTTCTGACGGCGATTGTAGATATATTGTTCTCCCGTCGGAGTTGTTACGATATGATCGTAAGTCAGATTCTTCAGATCTATATAAGCCAGTCCGGTGAAACAACAGAAAATAAACATATCCCGCACGGCCCGCTGCCGATGATAACGCAATTCTATATCCATAAGCCGTTGTATTTCTTCGTCGGACAGGAACATGCGGGGCTTATAATCCGGTGCACATTTGAACGCCAGAAAGGGATGACGGTCTATCCAGCCTTGCTCAACGGCTACATATAAAACACACTTCAACGTCTGGGTGCGTTTGAAAGCCGTTGTCTTGCCGCAATGTCCGTCTGAGAGCATCCATGCGTAATATCTTTCGATGAACGTAACATCCAACTCCTTCAAAGTCACATCTTCCAGTTTTTTCAGAACCAGATACCGCACCAGGCAACGGCGTTCTTCCATCAGCCTATCGTAAGTACGTTGCGCTCTGTCACGTCCGATTCTCGCTTTTATAGAATCGGCATGGTAGTCGAAAGCTGCGATAAGCGTTTTATATCGGTCGCCGAAACCATGGTAAGCATTCTTGACCTTATTGGCCGTGACATACGCATCACGGTCACTGATCGACTGATAGTGTTTGGCGATTTGAGCTTTGATGTTTTCAAGCATCTGGTGAATTTCGCGCGAAAGCGTATTTCGTTGCGATTTCAGATAATTGGTTTTCTCATCCCATAGTGCCGGGTCGATATTCAACTTGCAACTGAAACCGGCTTGCGTGCCATTGACCGTGATGCGCCCCATGACCGGAACTTTCCCGTCTTTCGAGATTTTATCCTTTTTCAGATAAAACAGAACTTTGAACGTACTTTTCATAACTCAACAATTTTTAATGTGACAAAGGTATCGGTTGTTGAGTTCTCAAGAATTACGTATATTTGCGCAAGAAATTGTAATTCAGTAGCATATATGCTATTATAAAGCAATTCGACGGGGTTACGATTTGGTAACAACTATTCTTTCTGAATGCAATCTATTATCTTTCAGTTAGTTAAAGCGTGATATTTTGATGATAGGTAATGGATTTGTAACGTGCTAACTTCTGTATTCTTCATCGCTTTGAAGTGGAGTGATTAGCTGAGGACAAAGATACAACTTTTTATAAAATAATCGTAGAACGAACAGTAAAAATGAAATAAAATCACTATTTTTGCATTGTATTAGAGATTGAAGATATGGAAGCAGATAAGATGCGAGATATTAATCGGCTGAAGATATTATTGGCAGAAAAGAAGAAAACAAACAAATGGTTGTGTGAGCAATTGGGAGTTAATCCTACGACTGTTTCAAAATGGTGCACAAATTCATCACAGCCAAGCTTGGAAATGGTTCTAAAAATGATGAAAGTCTTGGATGCGGACATAAACCAAATAATCAATCTGCCGGAAAGAAAGCAGTAAACAATAACTTTTGCTATAAATTTCATGCTGATATAAATCTCCAATCCAAACTTCCTATAATATAATGTTATGACAATATGGTAGATAAAAAGACGTTGACAGAAGAAGACATCAAGCGTTTGTTTATCACAAAAGCTATCACCAAGGCAGGATGGGCAGACGACCAAATAAAGATGGAGTATTACTTTACCGATGGCAGGGTGATATTTGAAGGTAACACGCATGACCGTCAGGCTCGGAAACGTGCTGATTATGTCTTATTTGACAGGAATAACTATCCTATTGCCATAATAGAAGCCAAAGACAACAAGAAGCCTGTTGGTAGAGGTATGCAGCAAGCTAAGGAATATGCGGAAATCCTTGATATAAAGTTTGCATACAGTTCGAATGGGGATGCGTTTTTAGAACACGATTTTCTTACATGCAGTGAGAAAGAAATTCCATTGGAGAAATTTCCTTCACCGGAAGAATTGAAAAATCGTTTGGCTGCTTCTGACCCGTTAACAGAGGTGGAAAAGGGAATAATCAATACACCTTATTATTTTGATGCCTATTCTTATGAGCCACGCTATTATCAACGTATTGCCATAAACAGGGTAATAGAAGCCATTGCGAAAGGCAAGCAACGCATCTTAATTGTAATGGCAACTGGAACAGGAAAGACTTATACGGCTTTTCAGATAATTTACAGACTGCACAAATCGGGTGTCAAAAAGAAAATATTATACCTCGCGGATAGGAATATCCTCATAGATCAGACTATGACGCAAGACTTCAAACCTTTCAAAAGTAAGAAAATCATGACGAAAGTGGAAGGTTGTAAAATAGATTCTGCCTATGAAATATATATGGCTCTTTACCATCAACTTGTTGGCAAGGAAGGAGAACCAGACCCGTTTGAACAGGTGCAACCGTCATTCTTTGATTTAATCATCGTTGATGAGTGCCATAGAGGAAGCGCAAAAGACGATTCGGCTTGGCGAAAAGTCTTGGAATACTTTAGTTCAGCCACACAAATTGGCATGACGGCAACACCCAAAGCGGATGAAGGGGCGAATAATCTGGATTATTTCGGTGAGCCAATTTACACTTATTCTCTTGTACAAGGTATAAGGGATGGTTTCTTGGCTCCTTATCGGGTTACTAATTGTTTCATTGATTTGGACTTGCAAGGATATACTCCACAAGAAGATGAATTGGACATTTACAATAATCCGATAGAACAGCGTTTTTACCAGCAAAAGGACTATGGGCGTGACATTTCATTTTTGAAGCGTAGGGTATTAGTCGCCCATCGTATCACACAAATGCTTCATGAGATTGGACGAATGACAAAAACGATAGTTTTCTGTACCGATATAGATGAAGCAGAAGCTATGCGCAGTTTGTTGACTACAATGAATGCGGATTTATGTAAAAAGGATAGTCGGTATGTAATGCGTATAACGGGTGACGATGCCATAGGAAAGAAACAACTGGATAATTTCATAGATGTTGACCAACCGTATCCAACCATAGTTACAACTTCGGAACTTTTAGCGACGGGAGTTGATTGTAAGACGTGTGGTCTTATCGTTATCGACAAGGAAATAGGTTCGATGACCGAATTTAAGCAAATAATAGGTCGTGGAACTCGTTTGCGTCCGGACAAAGGCAAATGGCATTTGGAGATTTTGGACTTCCGCAATGCCACTAAGAAATTCCGTGACCCAGAATTTGATGGATTGCCAGAGCCAAAGATTCCAGGTAAAAAAGCAAAACCTTACCCACCTGCACCTCAAAATGGTGGAACAGTCAGCGAACCTCATGTCAAGTACATAGTAGAGGGTGTGCCTTACAACATTACAACCGAGATTGTTTCCGTTCTGGGTGAGGATGGAAAGACTTTAAGGACAGAATCCGTCAAAGCATTTACGAAAAAGCAGATTCGGAAACATTATGCCACGCTGGACGATTTCATACACAAATGGTCTTCCGTTGACCGTAAGAAGGCCATTGTAGATGAATTGAAAGAATTAAATGTGCTTGTCGAGGCTGTCCGTGAAAAGAATCCGGCTCTTGAGAATGCAGACATCTTTGACATTATCTGTCATGTGGCATACGATCAGCCACCTCTTACCCGCAGAGAACGAGCTAATAATGTCAAGAAAAGAAATTATTTTGCCAAATATGAAGGCAAAGCCCGTGAAGTATTGGAGGCATTGCTTGAAAAGTATGCTGAAAATGGAATCATGGATTTTGAGGATGTGAACGTACTTGACCATGCTCCGTTTGACGCGATTGGCAAGCCGCAGAAAATAATGAAACTGTTTGGCGGAATAGCCAATTTCGAGAAAGCAGTTAAAGAACTTGAAAATGAAATTTATAAAAACGTAGCATAACAACATGGCAGTAAACAACATAGTAAAACGCATCCAAAACATCATGCGCCAAGACGCTGGTGTAAACGGTGATGCGCAGAGAATTGAGCAAATGACATGGATGTTCTTCCTGAAAGTATATGACACGCAGGAAGAAACATGGGAATATAAGGCTTGTCGTGAGGGTAAGACGTATGTTTCCATCATCCCTGAAGAATTGCGTTGGCGTAATTGGGCTGTGGATGAAAAAGACGGGAAAGCACTTACTGGCGATGCTCTCTTATCTTTGGTAAACGATAAGCTGTTTCCGACTTTGAAAAATATCGAAGTAACGCGGGAAACTCCGCGTTCCAAAGCTATTGTGAAAGATGTCTTTGAGGACATCAACCAATATATGAAAAATGGCACGTTGCTTAGACAGGTTATAAACGTCATCAACGAAATAGAATTCGATGATGCACAAGACCGTCATTTGTTTGGGGACATCTACGAAGGTATCCTTAAAGATTTACAGTCTGCCGGAAATGCCGGAGAGTTTTATACTCCACGTGCGTTGACCGATTTCATTGTAGAAATGCTGCATCCGCGTTTGGGCGAGACTTTTGGAGACTTTACTTCCGGTACAGGAGGCTTTTTGACTTCAGCATTGAAATATCTTGAGCCGCAAATCAAGACGGCAGAAGATGGCAAATTATATCAAAATGCGGTCATAGGTCAGGAATGGAAGCCTTTGCCCTATTTGCTTTCCATTACGAATTTGCTTTTACATGATGTGGAAGCACCCAATATCCGCCACTGCGATTCGCTTGCTACCAAAGTAACAGATTTTACAGGCAAAGACAAGGTGGATGTGATTGGCATGAATCCGCCATACGGAGGTAGCACAGAAGCCAGCGTGAAAAGTAATTTCCCGATGGAAATGCGGAGTAGTGAAACGGCAGACCTTTTTATGGTACTCATCATGTACCGTCTGAAAGCAGGAGGTCGTGCAGGTGTGATTGTTCCAGATGGCTTTCTCTTTGGCACGGATGGAGCGAAACTGGCAATCAAGACAAAAATGTTGAAGGACTTCAACCTACATACGGTTATCCGTTTGCCGGGAAGTATTTTCTCTCCATATACTTCCATTGCCACAAACATTCTTTTCTTTGATAATGAAAAGGCTGAGGATGCCCCCGAAGGATATTCCACCAAAGGCACTTGGTTCTACCGCCTTGATATGCCTGAAGGCTACAAGCATTTTTCCAAGACGAAATCCATGAAGTTGGAACATTGTAACCCGATTAAGGAATGGTGGAATGACCGGAAAGAAATTATTGTTGATGACGGTAATGAGAAATCCCGTTATTTCTCAGTGGAAGAACTTATTGCCAATGATTGCAACTTCGATTTGTGTAAGTTCCCTAAAGACGAAGAAGAGATTCTGCCTCCAGCCGAATTACTTGCCGATTATTACAAAAAACGTAAGGCTCTTGACCACGAGATAGACAAGACGTTGGCCGAGATACAACGGATACTGGGAATCGAATTACCGCAAGAATAAGATGAGCATAAGTATGAAGGACTTAACGACATCCAATATAGATAGGCAAAACATATTAAACAACCGTTTTGCTGTTGAAAAGGTGCAATCCCAAATAGGTGTTACGGGTATGCTTTTCAATGGAGAATACCTGTTCACCAAACAAATGGTTGCCGATTTCTATGAAGTGGACACGTCCACAATAGACCGTTACTTGTCATCGTATAGTGAGGAACTGAAGCATAACGGATACGTTTTATGTAAGGGTAAATCACTGAAAGAGTTTAAGTTACAATTTGCTCACCTTATAAATGAGGCGAGCAAAACCACCCAACTTGGCTTGTTCAACTTTCGTGCTTTTTTGAATATCGGCATGTTGCTTACGGAAAGTGAGAAAGCCAAACAGGTGCGAAGCATTATGTTGGATTTAGTCATATCTACCATCAATGAAAAGACAGGCGGTGGCACAAAATATATCAATCGCAGGGATGTCAATTACATACCTGCTGCTATCACAGAAGAAAATTACCGAAAGAATCTCACATCAGCAATCAGCCAATGTGTAATCGGGCATGTCACTTACAAGTATTCCTTAATTACCGACTATATCTATAAGGCTATTTTCAAAGAAAACGCAAAGGAATACAGGGAAATACTGAAACTGGATAGCAAAGACAATGTTCGGCACACGCTGTATACGGAAGTGTTGCTTGTTATCTCTTCCTTTGAGAATGGTGTTGGGGCTGCCATACGAGAACAATATAAAGCAAGGAAAAAACGTCTTACAGTGGAAGAGGTGAAATGTATCGTTGATGAACTTGCAGAACATCCTATGCAGAAGCCATATATAAATGATGCCCGAACCAAAATGGCCTCAAGGGATTACAGTTTTCGTGACGCTTATCATGGCAATATTGCAAATTATTTGAAGGCCGTAACACCCGAAGAATTTGAGCGATTCATTGGTGACCAGTCAATAGATTTCGACCATATCTTGGCAGAGAATAAAGACGTGCTGAAACGCTTAAAACAGGCAGAAGATGAGTGAGGAAATTATTTATATTGACTACGATGAAGCCTTAAACATCTATGGCAAGATGATAGATGCCAGCGATGGAGGCTTTGAAGGAGTGCGTGACGAAGGTGGCATTCGTGCTACGCTTGATTTTGTACAGAACGATTTGTATTATCCTACCTTTGCTGACAAACTGACTTATCTCATGTATAGATTCTGTTCCGGGCATTTCTTCAACGATGGGAATAAGCGTATTGCACTGACTCTTGGAGCATACTTCTTACACAAGAATAATTACTATTGGCACGCTTGCATTTGTATGCGTGCATTGGAGTCTATTATTTATCACGTGGCTGCATCAAATATCGACCAAGATTTATTGTCGCGCATCATAAACAGTTTTATGACAAGCAAAGACTATGATGAAGAATTGAAGATAGATATTGCTAATGCTATGAGTAAGGGTAATTTGGGCATTGAAGGTGAGGATTATAATAAAAAAGACTGAAAATATGAGGGCTATAAAAATAATATTATTACTGTCCTGTATTGTTTTAGGACTTAATACTAAGGCGCAAACAGTAGGTTATAATTATAAAGTACTCACAGCCGAAGGTTGTAACATGAAGTATAGTGTATCAAAGCAAGATACCATCTATTCAATAGTTGCTACAGTGCGTTCAGACAGAATGAATTTTCTGAATGAGCCTACCATGAAAATCAGAACTTTTACAGGCAAGTTGCTTGAATTGAAAGGAACTGTAATTGGTAATGGCAGTCAGTCTGCTGGCATAATCAGTGGAAATATTGTAATCCCTGTTACAGAAATAAGTTCAACTGCTCAATTCAGAATTACTCCGCAACAGTTTGAAATTCTGAATGAAGGTGTGGCTAAGATTCGTTTGTCTATGACACCGATAAACCATGAACGTACTTTCAAGAAAGATAAAATAGGGAAAAAGCTATATCAGTTCTATCTGAAAGAGAAACAAAAGGACGAAGAATTCTAAATCTGTTGGAATAAAATGAACGGGAAACAACTAAAAAACAGCATACTGCAATGGGCGATACAGGGTAAACTTGTACCGCAAGACCCCAATGACGAACCGGCAAGTGTTCTTTTGGAACGTATCCGCAAGGAAAAAGAACGTCTTGTGAAAGAGAAGAAAATCAAGAAAGATAAGAATGCATCCATCATATTTCGTGGTGAGGACAATTCCTATTATGAGAAGTTCCTCGCAACGGGAGAGGTGCAGTGCATAGATGAGGAGATTCCGTTTGAAATTCCGAATGGATGGGAATGGTGTAGAATTAGAGATATTTCAAACTCATATATCGGTTTGACTTACCGACCAACTGACATTTCTCAAACGGGAACAATTGTTTTAAGGTCATCAAATATTCAAGAAGGCAAACTGTGCTTACGGGATATTGTAAGAGTAAATATAAACATTCCAGAAAAATTATGGGTGCAAAATAATGATATTTTGATTTGTGCCAGAAATGGTAGTAAAAAGCTTGTGGGTAAATCTGCAATTATAGATGGTATAAATGAGCCGATGACTTTCGGTGCATTCATGGCGATATGTAAAACTCCATTTTACAAGTATGTTTATCTATTTTTGCAATCTGATTGTTTCTTTTCTCAATTGCGAGAAGTCAGTGGAACTACTACAATTAATCAACTCACACAAAATAATTTCAATACTTTTCTTATCCCTCTACCATCAGCGTTAGAACAACAACGTATTATTGCAAAAGTAGAGGAACTTATGCCAATACTCGAAAAATACAATAAGTCGCAAATCAATTTGGATAAACTGAATAACGAAATCGGTCCTTTATTAAAAAAATCCATCCTACAAGAAGCCATACAAGGACAACTTGTTCCACAAATCGCGGAAGAAGGTACAGCACAAAAACTGCTTGAACAAATCAAGCAAGAGAAGCAGAAACTTGTAAAAGAAGGCAAGTTAAAGAAATCGGCCTTAACCGATTCAGTCATCTTTAAAGGTGACGATAACAAGTATTGGGAGAAGGTTGGAAAAGAAGTTCGTTGTATTGATGATGAAATACCTTTTGAAATTCCTACAACTTGGGCGTGGGTAAGACTTAATGATATTTGTTCCTATATTCAACGAGGAAAATCTCCCAAATACTCTCTAATAAAGAAATATCCTGTTATAGCGCAAAAGTGCAATCAATGGAGCGGATTTTCTATTGATAAAGCACAATTTATAGAGCCTTCCACGTTGATATCCTACGGCGAAGAACGATTGTTACAAGATGGGGATTTGATGTGGAACTCTACGGGATTAGGTACATTAGGCAGAATGGCAATTTATTGGAGTAGCCTAAATCCGTATGGTGTAGCCGTTGCTGATAGCCATGTTACTGTCATACGTACATTGAAACAGTTTGTGCTACCTAAATATCTCTACTATTATTTTTCAAGTAATACAGTACAATCAGTGATTGAAGATAAAGCTGATGGCAGTACTAAACAAAAGGAACTTTCAACGACAACAATAAAAGGCTATATTCTGCCACTTCCTCCCCTTGCTGAGCAACAGCGAATAGTGGCTAAAATTGAAGAATTAGCAAGTATTATGAGCAGACAAATGGCCAAGTAACTCAAATAGAATGCGATTACGATTTTCCGAACAATTGGGTTGTTGCGAGATTATCTTCTATTTGTACTCTTGTTGATGGTGAGAAAAAAGATGGGCAACAAATTTGCCTTGATGCAAAATATCTGCGTGGAAGGAGTGCAGGTGATTACTTGCAAAAGGGAAGGTTCGTACAAAAGGGCGATAATATCATTCTTGTGGACGGAGAAAATTCTGGCGAAGTATTCGCTGTACCCTGTGATGGCTATATGGGTAGCACGTTTAAGCAACTTTGGGTTAGTTCTGTAATGCATTTACCATATGTCTTAAACTTTATTCTGTTCTACAAAGAGTTATTGCGAAAGTGTAAACGAGGTGCAGCCATTCCACACTTGAACAAGGAGGTATTCTATTCGCTTATTATTGGTATTCCACCATATCAAGAACAAGTGAGAATCGTGAATAAAATCAATGAAATATATAGCAAGATTAAGGCTTGATTACGCCTTAATCTTGCCAAACAATTCTGATATTCGGTTACAAATACGTTTCTGTTCATTAAGTGGCGGGAGTGGAATAAGTGTATTGTGTAAGGCTTTAGCTGAAAATCCTTGAATACCAATACCTTTTCCTCCTATAATGCCTATTTTATTGTAGAGGTAGAAAATATAATAAAAGTATTTTGTACAAAGAGGATAATAAGCCCTCAATTTATGTATATGATTTTGAAGCATAATAGGAAAATCATATTCCCAAATACATGCTCTACCCACATCACCGCCTTCACAAACTAACAAATCGCCTTTGATAGCTTGGCAACGTTCAATTTCCTCCTTTTCAAAGGGCATCTTTTTGAGGTTATCCAATTTAAACCCATCCCAATACAAATTAGACGTAGTAATATACTCCATAAATCTACCAGAAGAATTACTTTTATTAAGCTGCTTCCCATTGTTGTGAGCAAAGAGTATTCCTATTCTTGCCCATGCCCATGTGTCTGGTATTTCAAATGGCATTTCATCCGTTATATCATTTACTTTACCACCTATCTGCTCATAATACTTGTTATCGTCACCTTTGAAAATAACAGAATCGGTAAGAGCAGACTTTTTTAATTTACCCTCTTTCACAAGGAGTTCTTTTTCTTTGCGAATCTCGGCAAGCAATTCTTCGGTAGTGCCTTCTTCTGGCTTCTGTGATACAAGCTTGCCTTGTATCGCTTCTTGGAGTATTGATTTTGGTAAAGTTGTCAACAAGTTTTTATCAAGCTCTATTGCTTCATCGAGGAGCTCATTAAGTCTTTTATTCAGTTGTTCCATGTTGTACAGTTTTTATGTTGTGGTAGGAACAACTTCTCATAATAGGAACTCAATGCATTTGGCTCTCAGTCTAATTTATTAGAGATAACATATTGTTTCACTAATAAATTTGAATATGGAAATTAAAGATTTTGAGGAATGTTTACGCCAAAGCAATATGGCAGAAAACACAGTTTCAGCATACGTGTATGCTGTAAAAGAGTTCTATTCCCGACACAAGGACTTGAACAAAAAGAATTTGTTGATTTACAAGACGTACCTGATTGAGAAGTATAAGCCTAAGACGGTCAATCTCCGCATACAGGCTGTCAACAAGTATCTGGATATGTCGGGGAAGTCACGCTTGCGCTTGAAGTCTGTCAAGGTACAGCAACGCTCTTATTTGGAGAATGTGATTAGCAATGCCGACTATACTTTCTTGAAAAACAAACTGAAAAGAGAGGATAATCTTGCGTGGTATTTCGTAGTGCGTTTTCTTGCTGCTACAGGCGCACGTGTCAGCGAGCTTATACAGATGAAAGTAGAACACGTGCAGGTCGGCTATTTCGACATCTACACTAAAGGTGGTAAAATACGGCGTATCTACATTCCCAAAGCGCTTCGCGCAGAAGCTATATCATGGCTGCAAAAAGACAAGCGAACAACAGGTTATCTGTTTCTCAATCGCTTTGGCAACCGCATTACGGCAAGAGGCATAGCCCAACAACTGAAAAACTATGCTCAAAAATACGGATTAAACGAAAAAGTGGTTTATCCTCATTCGTTCCGACACCGTTTCGCCAAGAATTTCCTTGAGAAGTTCAATGACATATCCTTATTGGCGGACTTAATGGGACATGAGAGCATAGAAACTACTCGCATTTATTTGCGACGTAGTAGCTCCGAACAGCAGGCCATAGTGGATAAGATTATTACTTGGTAAAGTAATAGACGTGATTAATCAACAAAGGGATACCGTTGAAAAAATATCCCTTTGTTGTAGATGGAAAACTTATCTTCTTTGCTTGATTCCCTCCTGCATCAGACTGTCAGATACGATTTTCAAGTCCCTGTCATATCCGTCAGCCTCTTGGCGTAATTGGTCGATGGTTTCCTCGTCACGCCTGATGTCGAATACGTCATTCAGCCAGAGGATGTCTTTTGCGTCGCATCCTCCCCATGAGCGGATGACGCGGAACTTCAACGCATCGTCCGCATACTGTCGCTTGGATTTCCAAAGCTCGATGTTACCCCAGATGGAGAGGCTGCATACGACACCCATGCTGACCAAAAAAGAAAACACCTTGTTGGATTTAATGTCAAAACTATGGCGGTGGATATGCTCCTGCGGCTCACCTTGCCGTTCTTCCGAACTTCTGACAAACGATTCTTTCAAGTCACGCAACAGATGCAGAATTCTATTCGATGCGTGAACTTCTGCCTCCCCAAACTTGGTCAGCATGGTTTTGGTCTGCGCCTGATGTTCTTTTGCGGAACTGTCAAACAACTCCTTTATGGGAGCCAAATCCATTGCAGAAACTTGTCCTTCTGATTGGTTGTTGCTTACTTTTGGAGTATTCTCCAATTTGCTATTGATGCCCTTTAAGCCATTCTTGATGTCCTCAAAGAGCGCATATACTTCGTTATTATCCATTTTTAGAATCTTATTTTACGTTGTTTCTTTTTCTTGTTTTTACGTTTTAATTGTTCCTCAAAATAGTTCTCATCCGCCTGAGCATTTGTATTGTTCGACATGAAAAGACCTATCGAACCGCTGTACAAGTCATTGCTGTCGCTTGGCTCAAACTGTGGCATTGACGGTATTGGATATTCTGCCATTTGGTTACCCATTACCCGTTGTCGTTCCTCGTGGCGGTTGGCGTTCAACACTGCGTCTATCTTGGAAAAACTGAACTGTCTATCAATCTTGGAACCGCAGAACGAGTAGCCGTTCTTGGAGAAGATGATACCCTGCACCTCGTTCGACTTGCCCTTGTATTTGAATCGCATATCCACACCTTGTTTCTCTAAATTAGCGACTAACTGCCTCCAGTTTCCGCACCTTGCTACCTCTGATTTAAGGATGGAATGAAGCCCGTACTTGGTCTTGTCCGGCTCTTTCAGTCGGTATTGTTTCACCTGTTCCTTGCCGCTGGCAAAATAAAGATTATACTTCTTCGTCAGTTCCTTGCAAATGCGTGCGCTGCGTATCCGCTCGTTGCGGTCGCTGATTGTCCTGCCGTTATTGGCAATTCGGTTGAACGCTATGTGTACATGCGGATGCTCCTTGTCGAAGTGGCGCACGATGAGAATCTGCGTGTCAGCTATTCCCATTTCCTTCAGGTATTCCAACGCTATCCCCGCCATTGCACGGTCGGTCAGGCGGTGTTCATCTTCCTTATGAAAAGCCAACGAAATGTGTCCGACGGGCTTCGCTACCCTCGGATTCATCTTCGATTGCACTTCAAAACTCATGGCGATGGTGTCCTTGTTCTCGGCAAACAAGCCGTCACAGACAAGGATTTTAGCGTCCTTTCCCTTGTCAAGAATGTAGTTTACCACACCCCTGAAACTGCTTCCTTTGACGATTTTAGCTATCATATCCGACTGTCATAAGAGGATTAAATTCAGCAGTTCTTCGATACGTGCCACGAGTACACGGCATTCCATTCTTACCGTGGCGAAACCTGCTGCATTTGCCTTGTGTGCAAGCTGGTTCAGGTTGTTTGCCATGCCGCAGAGTTGGCGGACGTAACCCGTATGTTCCGGCGTGAGCCGTTCCTTCACCAGTCCGCCCCTCATGCAACGGCGCAGGAACTCCCCGGCGGATATGCCCGCATTCCGAGCCTTCCCTTTCAACGTGTAGTAGTCAGATGTAGCCATCTTCACCGTAATGCGGTATTTCAGCTTGTCAGCCGCTCCTTTCTTAGGGCGGCCGCCCTTGTTTCTTCTATTGAATTTTTGTCTTTGTTCCATTGACTTCTACTGATTAGAATGTGATTACTTGTTAGACCAACGGGATGTAGCTTCCACGGAGTTTCGGAGTGGGAGCAAGCGGTTTCGGTATGCCCGAAACACAAACTTGCTCCCCTCAAAACTCCGTTGGATTGGTTCAGAGTAACTCCGAACTACATCCCGTCAATCAGTCCCTTAATTTTCAGAGTTTGCGCCATGCCTCGATGTCCTCACCGTAGGTCACAAGATGCTGCCGGGCGATGTTCTCCACCAACCCCGACACGCTCATCCTGCGCTCGCCGAACATGCGGACGATGCGGTCAAGGGCATCGCGCGTGCTGCGGCTGAGGAACACGGGTTTACGGTCTTCGATGGACGGAACAGTGAGGAATGCTTCCTTGTATTCCTCCAATGAGGCCCTGCGTTGCTTGCCGCTGATGCGGCGTACCACCTGCGGAGTTTCATCCGCCTGTTCCTGCACGGCTTCACCTGCCTTTTCCAATATAACCTCACTTGCCTTTTCCTGCTGCTCCTGTGTGTCGGCAGGCAAGGGGTCCGATTTCAATGTTTCCTTACCTGGCTTGTTGCCTAAAAAGTCTTGCAATGCTGCATCCATACTTTGGCTGCTTAAATTCTTTTTCATACTTGTTTGAATTAAATGTTTAACAATGTTGGCCGTTGTGTGCACATTTGACCGATTATCGGTTGCAAAGGAAATGTCTATATGGCAGTCAGTCAAACGAATGGGTAGGCTGTGGCAACAATGTATGGTTTTGCACTTTGCGCATTGCCCGGACGGTTTATGCTGCATCGATTTGCCATTGTGCCGAGAATGTCTGTCCTAAGATTTAAGGTCTTAAATTCTCCGGATGGGGCATGAATAAGTGGGCTTTCAAAATGGCTTATAGGGAAAGCGCGTTTAAGACGGATATTAGAAACGGAAGAACGCCACAAGCTTCCACACCGACGCCAAATGCTGCCACGCAAGTGCAAAGCGATTGGATTATGCCGGACTTCGCTTTTCTTTGCATCACGGACGCTTGGAACAGCCTGTATGGGTTTAGCGGATAACGCCACTCCCGACCACTTGCTGCCACAAGCTGCCACCCCATTGCAAATCCATTGTTTAATGCAGACACTGGTTTTACTTTGCAGGCAAAACGGATTATTAACGCTAAAATCAGTATAAGAAATGAACGTAGTAATTATCTCGAAAGAAAAGTATGAGGAAATGGTCGGCAAGCTCAACCTGTTGTCCGACCGGGTGAATGAAATCATTGGCAAGCGCGAAAAAGGGAAGCTCAGCCGTTGGATGGATAACCAGGAAGTCTGCCAACAGTTGCGCATCAGCCCGCGCACCTTACAGACGCTCCGCGACAACGGCACGTTGGCCTATTCGCAAATCGGGCACAAGATTTTCTACAAGCCGGAGGATGTTCAAAGTATCGTCCGGCTTGTGGAGGACAGGCGCAAGGATGCCGCATGGCGTGGCAGAACCATTTAACAAGTAGAATTTAACGTACCACTAAATCCATTGTAAATACTGCAAATTATGAACGAGTTGATTCTTGCCGACCGTGAATTGGAGGTCGATTTTATCGGAAAGCTGGATGCCCTGCTTGAAGGCATCGGAAGAATGGACGCAAGCTGCAAGGCTTCGCCAAGTAACGAACAATTTCTGACGGACAAGGAGGTGTCGGCATGGCTCAAGGTGAGCCGCCGCACCTTGCAGGATTACCGCAACAACGGGATGATTGCCTATTACCAGTTGGGCGGCAAAATCTTGTATAAGGAGTCAAACATCGAAAAGCTGTTGATGGGCGGTTACAGGAACGCCTACCGCATGGAAACGTAAAACAGAACGTGTAAAAACAAAGAAAGCCGATGGGCGGACAAATTACTTGTCACTATCGGCTTTCTTTGCGTAATGTCATATCCTGATCGCTAACACATCATGCACCGTGGATTGCTTGCAGAAAGCGAAAAGAACAAATGGACAGGATTTTCACGATTTACAGCGCGTATCCTTTCCATGATGAACTTTCGGAAAGCCATAGCCTCGCGACTTTGCAACCTAAACGATACTGCAATAACCATTTCAAGGCTGTACATATCGTAGCTTATCCTTCCGTCCTGCCGCCTGATGTGCCGCACCGTTTCTTCTTCTGACAATTCCTTGTTCTTGTAGATGGCAGCAATGGCCTTGCGTACATAGCAGCCGAACACATTGAACGCATCGCACATCTCCTGCTGCGTCATCCAGACGGGTGCGGTCGGCATAACGACCGCCCCGTTTTTACTGATTGTAATGATTCCCCTGTCCATAGTGTATGTTTTTAATGTTCTCCTTATCCTTGTTCCATTCAGGCATACGGAATTTGGTTCCGATGCGTCTGGTCAGCTTCTTCATGTCCTCGTCTACTTTCTGATGGGTCAGACGGGCATAGATTTGCGTGGTGCTCATGTTCTTGTGTCCCATCATCTGGCATACGGTTTCCAACGGAACTCCCTGTGAGAGAGTAATCAGGGTTCCGAAATTATGCCTTGCCATATGGTAGGTAAGCCGATGTTCTATGCCGCAGAGCTTGGCGAGTTTCGGCATGTTATTGGTCAGGGCGGAACGGCATGGCATATTAAAGAGTTTGTCCCCGATGCGCTCTCCTTCGTATTTCTCCATTATCCTGCGTGGAATGTCAAGCAGGCGTATCACACATTCGCTCTTGGTCTTCTGCCGTTTGAGCCTTATCCAAAGGTTGCCTTTGGTGTCCTTGCTTACATTTCCCGCACTCAGGTTGCACATGTCGATGTATGAGATACCGGTGAACGTACTGAAGATGAACAGGTCACGCACACGGCACAGGAAGTTGTCCTTAATTGGTGTGTCCATCAGCTGCTGTAACTCGTCCATCGTCAGGTGGCGGTGTTTCCGCAATGCCTTTTCGGGAATGAACGATGCAAACGGATTGTACCGGATTGTGCCTTGTGCCAATGCCATGCGGGTCATGGTTTTCAGCTTGATGATATATCCCTCTACGGTAGCGATGGAATACCCCATGTCCGTCCGCAGGAAACTGTCATATTTCTCTATGAACGAATAGTCAAGCTGTTTCAATGGTATGTCCTCCACGCAGTAACAGTCATTTACAAACTTCTGAAGTGTCTTATAAGACGCCTTATGGCCTTTCAACGAACCGGGAGCGCGGTTGATGCCTACACGTTTGGCATAATCTTCCATATACTCGCGGTACAATTCCAACAGCTTTCGTTTATGCTGGCCGATGCTGTTCACGGCATTCTTGACAAGCTCGGCTGTGATATATCCCTGCTCGTCAAGAATTTCTTTGTAATAGCGTCGTATGTCCGCTTCAAGCCTGACTATTTTCGCGTTGGTTTCTTTGGCGGTACGGCTGTTGCCTTTCAGACGGTACAGCTTTGCATCCCACAAGTCAGGTTGCACTTCCATTTTTGTGGAGAACTGCGCAACTTCTGTGTTGATGGAAATCCTGCCCATGAGCGGGCACAGTCCGTTCTTTTTTACCTTTTGTCGGTTGATATAGAACAATACAGCGAAAGTATTGTAAGCGGTTTTTCTTTCCTGTTTCATGTTTTCATCCTTTTACTGGTTTAATTTTCCGCATGACGGTTGCTGTATGTTCTTCTTCCGTCAGCTTGAATTTATTTGTTATTCGCTTTTGCAGCTTGCCCATATCCTCGTTCACCTTGTCATAGGTCAGATGGGCATAAATTCTGGTAGCTCTCCAGTCTCGGTGTCCCATCAGTTCACGTACCGTATCAAGCGGAACGCCTTGTGAGAGAGTGATTACCGAGGCATAGGTATGGCGGGCCTGATGGAAGGTCACCCGGCGTTTGATTTGGCATATCTCCGCAATCCTTTTCAGGTAGATGTTCGTCTTGCTGCAACTGTACATCGGAAACAGCCTGCCCTCTTTGGCGATGCCGCGGTATTTGTCGATAAGTTCGAGCGGCAATTCCAATAAAGGCACATGGAACGGTGTCCCGGTCTTCTGACGTGCGCTGTGAATCCACCATGTGCCGTCCTCCGCCTGCGCAAGGTTCTTTACCGTCAGGTTGCGCAGGTCGCTGAACGAGATGCCTGTGAATGCCGAAAAGAGGAACACGTCACGCACAAGGTTCAGGTTGGATTTTGGCAGCGGCGTGGTTATCATCCGTTTCAGTTCTTTTTCCGACAGGAACTTGGGTACAATGGGAACGTAGTCAAATGTATAGCCAACAAAAGGGTCTTGTCTGAGATGACCGCTGTTGATGGCGGATTTCAGTACACGGTGCAGGTAGCCCATCGTCCTTGTCACGGTGGAACGTCCGATTTTGAGGTCGGAACGCAAGTACAGGTCGTACGCGGACACAAAAGCCGGATTGAGCGATTGGAACGGCAAGTCCCTTACGTTGTACTTCTGACGAAGAAAGTCTTTCAGATGGTTCAGTGCCACGCAATACTGTTTGTAGGTTTCCAATTTACGGGATATGCCTACCTTCTTATAAAAACTGTCGTTGCACTTCTCGTAAAGGGAGATTAGCGTTTCCTGCTCGGAGGATATGCCTTGAAAGGCATTCTTGACTTCCAACGCCGATACGTTTTCCTTTTTCGCCAGCAAGTCCTTGCAGGCGGAATGGATGCCCAGCGAGATTCTGTCAAGCTTCTTGTTGGTGGCTGCGGCTGGCTTGCTCTTGCCCACAGCCCTTCCGGATTTGACATCCCATAGGGCGGGAATGACATACACCTTGGTGCTGAACTGCACCATTGACTTGCCGATGCGGATTCGACCCAAGACAGGCACCGTCCCGTCGGCTCTCGCCTCATTCTTCTTGAGGTAAAATGTTACTTTCAGTTCGTTCATAATCAGCTCTTTTTTGTTCGCAAAATTACATCGTACAGAGCTAATCATCCTTTTGCAAAACACTGCGGACGGGTGCAGGAAAATCCGCCAGACCATTATTTTCGCCTATTCATTGCAAATATTTGGTATGTTTCATTCAAACCGCTGTTTGATAGCTTGTTATCATGACTAAAAGAGCGCCCTCTTTTACGGTAAACAGGTAATGTATTCGTAACGGAAAACCTGCGTACATCCACCATATTTTGCATTTTTGCCACTTGGCAGCGAACTGAGGAATAGGGAAGTTTACACGTGTGGTTCAGAGAGTTACGCCGATTGTTACAATCTTGCTTTTGAGATGCTCGATTTGGTAACGATTCTTTGTCGGCGATAGGCTGTAAAACCGTATCGAACCAATTTCCGCATAACGCAAATTAACGCGCTATTAATTACAAGCCAACACTTTACACCTCTCGTTGCGCTATCCTGCTAATCCGCTGAAAGTTTATTTTACGCTCAAGACTTTCCCTGCCAACCCGTGCCTCTTCCCGCCAGAAGGGGCGCGTTTGGTGTTATGAACTGAAAAAGGCTTTATCTTGCCGGCGGATTTTCACCATTCATTCGATTTATTCATTTAATTATCTGCATTATGGCAAGAGAACAGGAAAAGCTATCGAAGGACGTGCTGGCCGTCCTCGACAAAAAGACGAACGATCTGCGTCTGGTCAGCGAGATGAACGAGCAGACGGGAGAGTTCGACACCGTGAGCACGGCTCCGGGCGATCGGCGCAGAGCCCTTTCGTTCGACAGCCGAACGGTTTTAGGAACCTTTTTCGAAAATCTTCGCAACCAATACGGACGCCCGTCCGACCTGGGCTGA